CCCTCGTTAGACTCCGGCTCGGAGAACAGAACTTCAACGGGTTCCGTATACATCTCGGTCAGCTTGGCAAGGAATGTTTCCTTGTCTGCGATCTTGGCGAAAATGCCGTCAATCACTTCCGGCTTCACCCATCTGTGATGGGCAAGAAATGCCCCGGCAAACAATGTCGGAAGTGTGGACATCGGTTTGTCCGACACATCCCGGATCACGAAGCCGTTCTGCTCCATTCTTTCAATGGACTTCCGGGTGAATTCAAGCGTATATGTTTCGCCGTCATATTTAAGTTCTATCGTCTTTGCCATTGTCTTTACCCCCTGTTAGGTTTTATTGAGAATTAACTATGCAAATGTCGGAGTGATGACAGTTGTCGGAGTGACAGTAATTGTCATATCGACAACTTCATTGACTCCACCGCCGTTCAGCGTGACGGACACATATCCGTCAAAGCTGAACTTGCCCTGAGAGCCGTCCGGGGTTGTGCCGGAAGCACCAAGCCAAATCGCAAGATGCTGCTCTGTACCCTTGAGGGCATACAGCGTCTGAAAATCAGTGCTTGTGTAGTTGGCGGTCAGGCTCATCTCATCGGTGTCCTGAAGACCTTCGATGTAGGTTCTCGCCGCATCGGACAGAGTTGTGGTTTCAAGCCTGTCCGGGGGAGAAAGAAGATCCGGGAATTCCTTAATGTCTACCAGTTTGGCGTAGGAAAGCGGAGAGCCGGATCCCTTCATAAAATAGGTCTGATAAGTGGATCTTGCCATATCTTACCTCCTGTAGTAAGTTTCGTCCTTATCGGTCACGGCGGTATATCTCGCCGTCAGTCTGTACTTGGTTGACGAATCGATATTGACAGGAAGCAAGGCAAGACGGGTGAAGTTCAGAGAATCCATGATCTCGTCCACCACAGCCATTATCGCCTTGGCTTCCTGTTTTTTACCGATTTGTTTGTTTGAAAACACATTAACTTCGTAGGTGACCACCACATAGTTCTCGGCGAGTGACTGGTCACGCCCGGACGGAAGTACATAGTTGTCGGACTCTTCAACATAGCAAGCGGGAAACTGTTCCGGGTTCAGATTTAGTTCGCCGGACACATAGATGCCAGGAAAGTCTGTCCGCAGTTTTTCCGCAATCGTAGTGAAGAGTTGATTCTCATAAGTAATCATTTTTTACCGAACACCTCTTTGACTTTGTCAGGAGCGATTTTTTCCAGGTCACGGGCGGTGTTATACACCACCTTATTCGCCGGGTTACCCATCGTCTGCACAACGAGTCTGCCATGCTTGGACGGGATTACCACGCCATTACTCCCAGGGGGCTTTCCGTAGTAAGTCCACGGGGGATTCAGGCCTTGGTGCTTGCCGTAAGAGCCTCGGACAGCACCGACCTCTGCGGCCTTGGGATGATCGTCAGGATAGTAGACACCAGTTCCGAATTCGATGAATGCTGCGGCGGGTCCTTCGATTCCCACAGAGGCTTCCGCACCCCGCTTGTCATCGAAAGGCCAAGCCTCTCCGAGATCGCCGTCATAGACGGCCTTATCGAGGCGATTAGACACCAGTTCGTAGCCTTTGTTTGACATCTCCCCGGTGACTTTCTCGCACTGCTTGTCGAGAGTCTTGATGTAGGCATTGATGCTATCTATCACGCTGCCCGCATTCACTTCTACTCGGAGCATCGTCCACACTCTCCCTTATCGACATCCACCCTCTTGATTGCTATCGATACAACATTCAGCGATTTAGAAACTCGCCTGACGATGTAGTCATACGAGTTGACCAACTCTCCGTCTGCATATTCCGGGGGAGTGTCCACATACAGAACAGTATCCTCGGATATCGGCGTATCGAGATCGGTCATGACGATGACTCGGTCATAATCCAGGTTCTGTCCGAACTGCTCGATGTCCGTGTAGCCCGTCTGCCATGAGATGTTCCCATAGCATTCCACCGGGGCAGCGTACACCGGGGCATTCTCCCCAGTCATATTGCCGTATTCGTCATACTGCACCTCGGAAGATGTCCGTAGACAGTACCAAAATTTTTTGCGATTTCTAAAAAGCAGTCGCATCTTTAGTTCTCCATTGGGATCCCGCAGAAGGGAGTGACAGTCTTGAACAAGTCATCCGGCACATCAGAGTTCTGATAGTGCCTGTGGATTCCGTTCTCGACATGGATCATCTCACCTTCGGCTCCACGCTTATTCACCAAGTAGGCAGCGATTTCGCACTGCAAAAGTTGGTATTTGTCCGGCACTTCAGTAACCGCCGTAGTAAACGGATACGCTTTGTTGATGATCTTCTGTCCGGCTATCGTGAGATAGTCAGATATCACATCCGTGTCCGTTTCCGTGGTCATCTTCTGCACCATAGTGATCATTTCTTCAGGAGTCATGTTGTTTCCTATTCTCCATATAGGGACAGTTCCCCGTCCGGCGTGTCAGCGGCAAACTTTAGAGGATGCGTAGTCGCATCCATGTTGCACATGGCAAGGCAAACAATGTATTTGCCCGCCACTGCATCATGCATCACGCTGGTAACATACACCAGTGCCATGCCCTCCGCGTCGTCCTCCATTGCTTCACTGTACATAAAGCACAACCGCCCTTGCTGTACAGCATCATGGATAGTACTCCATTTGAGTGTAGCCGCTGTGAGTACGAGCGGCTCTGCGCCCGCTATGCCGTCTTCAATGTGATTGAGCTTCGCAGAGGTTACAACATCTCCGTTCGCCCATTCGTTTTTTTCGTAGGCCATGCTAAACCTCCGTTCAACTCTTGAGTTTCATGTGGTCAGCAAGCCCGACCCCAACGAGGTCAGAGTCGGGCGAGTCTATTCCGATTCGCCAGGGATGCTGATGACAGCGATGCCATCGATGTACTCGGCGGCGAGGACCATGCCCATCAGAGCGAAGCACTCACCGACAGCGGTGCTGTAGTTGCCATTGACGTGAAAACCGATCAGCGGGGTTACGCCGACTGTGGTGTAGTCCAGGCCAAGGGCGGCGAAGTTAGCATCGGAAGGATCGATGTAGTAGAGAATCATGTTGTCAGCCGGGGTGGCTACGATGGTTCCACTGGGGATCTCGGAAGTCAGCACCAGTCTGTCAGCACCCATGAAGTTCTCGACATAGTCGATACCGAACATGGACTGAACTGTCAGATTAGCAGCACCAAGATAGGTGTAAGCATCGAGTACATTGACGAACACGATCACATTGCCATAGCCAAGACGCTTCTGCATGAATGCGTTCTTAACTTTTCCGATGGCAGCGGCAACGCCCGCCTGGAAATTGGCAGCAGTGCCAGTCAGAGCACCAGTCTGAAGGAAGGTGTACATCGCAGACATGACATTGGCCTGAAGTTCGTTCAGGAACGCATTGTCAGTCTTCCTGACGGCTACTTCCGCACCAAACTTGTTAACGGCCTCGATGGAAACAGCCTTTGCATATTTCAGCAGATTGATGTCATCGAGAGGTACTTCTTCGACCTCGGCGAGGCTGTACGGAATCTCTTCACCTTCGCCAACAGAGGACCCCAGGGTCACTTCGGCCTTGTAGGTCACCAGTTTGGTTCCGGGCTGTTTGCGGATCATGTTGGAGATGTTCAGAGCCTCAAGCAGGGCTTCCCAATTCTCCTGGAAACGGGACACAAAATCGATGGCTCTTGCTTCGGCATCGATATTGGCAACTTTAGTCAGATTTGCTTTTGCAGGCATTTTCGTTCTCCTTTACTTAAAAAGTTCTTTGTTTTCTGCGATAAGACGCTGTCTTTCCGCAGTGTCCTTGATTTGCATGATGTCTTTTGCCGTCAGCGGTTTAGGCGTTCCCACGCCCGCCGGGGGCTTCGGAGTAGAATCGATCAGTTTTGCCCGGAGAGTCTTCTCATAGGATTCCAGGAAGGTCTTTTGGTTCTCAAGGACCTGTCTGATATCCCCGCTCACCGAGGCCTTTGCGGAAGCATCTGCGAGATCATCGGGATATCCGATGGCGAGATAGTCAGCCTTAAGGGCGGCTATGTCTTTCTCTTTCTTCATCGCAGCGACCGCTTCACGCAGTGTGTTCAATTCTTCTTCTCGTTCCGTCCGGGTCTTCTCCTCTTCCGAAAGCAGCGCATGGTGTTTTTTCTTCCAGTCGGCTACTTCGGAAGCGGCCTTATCGTAGAGGTCTTTCCTCACATATCCCGAATAGTCAGGTTCGGCAATCTCATACGATTCGAGCGCAGCCAGTTTTTCTTCTGCGGTCATATCCGCATAACCGCTGATGGTGCTTACATCAATCTTCATGTTTTTCTCCTTGCGTTTTTTCGACTTCTCTGTCGATACCTTTGCGTTTTTTATGGCTTCTCTGCCAGTATGCGAATTGTTTTAGGTGACTTCTCTGCCACCAAAGAAAACGGGACTACAAGCATTGCTCATAGTCCCGGTTGACTTTCGCTCCCCCGCCAGTTCGAGGGAGAGGAAA